CATAACCAATCCGTTAATCGTGGGGGCTGACGGCTCGCCAGCCCCCACACCCAAAGAAAGGAGTGACCAATGGCAGCGACTTATGTAACAGTTGCGGAACTACGCACTAACCTTGGCATTGGCACTCTCTACAGCGACAGCGTGGTTGAATCTGTCTGCCAATCGGCCGAAGATATTATCAAATCAAAGCTTTGGTTCAACCGCACCAATGTCATTGCTCACGAAGCCACAGGCACGACTGGAACGCTTTATTTTGATACAGCAGTCAGCGATCGCTTTTATGTCGGTCAGACCATCACAGTCGAGAATGTTGCGCCTCATTTCAATGGATCTCAGACCATCACAGCCTTGACCGCTTATTCTTTATCTTTCGTGAATGCTCACATCACCACAGTCGAAAAGCACACAGTTGTGCCTTACGGCACTATTGTCGTTGCAGGTCAGGTGGACTACGCGACAATTCCTGCAGTACGCCAAGCAAGCATGATGATTGCTGTGGATATTTGGCAGGCCAGACAAATGAGTTCAACAGGAGGAATCAGCCCCGACTACCAGCCATCGCCATATCGACTTGGAAATACTTTGCTGGCAAGAGTACGCGGAATGCTGGCAGACTACTTGGATCCCGGTGGACTCGTAGGATGAGCGCGATTACTACCCTACGAGGAACGCTGGCGAGTGCGCTCACCAGCGCATCGGTGTGGTCTGTGTTCTCCTTTCCACCGGCCACACCGATTGCCAACAGTTGTGTGATAAGCCCGGATGATCCTTACATCACGCCAAGCAACGACCACTACACCACAGTTGCACCTATGGCGCATTTTAAGATTACCCTCATCAAGCCGCTGTTCGATAACCAAGGCAACTTGAACGGCATGGAAGATTACATTCTGGAGCTTTACACAAAGCTCGCCGCATCTTCGGTAAAATACACCATTGGCGAAGTTTCATCACCGGCAGTTATGAACGCCTCATCCGGCGACTTTCTGGCGTGTGATGTGCGAGTCTCGATCCTATCGAGTTGGAGTTAATGATGGATAAGCGAACTAGATTTCTGGTCAAGATTGGCCAGATCGAAAAACCACAACCCGTAAGCAAGCCTAAGAAGAAAGAAGAATCAAATGGCGATCACGCTGAATAATAAAGTCGGGGTGAAGATCGATACTGTGGATTTCAGCGATCTCGTCACCGCCGCAACCCTCAACATGGCATTTGAGGAGCTAGAAGTAACCGCGATGGGCGATACCGCAAGGGCTTATGTTAAGGGCCTTGAGACTGCAACCCTTACCCTTTCATTCCTCAATGACCAAGCAACTGACGAAATCCTTGATGAGTTGCTCTCCAACTACGGCGCGACTGTTGGCGTGAAATTGATTCAGGATTCCACGGCTGCTGTTGCCGATGGCAACAAGCTCTACACCTTCGACATCTTGGTGAACAACCTCACCCCAATCAACGGCGCAACCGGCGACATCAGCACACAGGATGTAACATTCACTGTGAACAGTGCTGTAACAGTTGCAGACACAGGTACTTGGTAGGAGATTCACATGGCGAGCCTCAAGATTACACAGACAGACGGCACTACAACTGAATGCAAGATCACCCCGGCCATAGAGTTCGCTTTCGAGCAACACCACAAGATCGGCTTCCACAAAGCCTTTCGTGAGCGTGAGCAACAGAGCGACCTCTACTGGCTGGCTTGGGAAGGCCTACGGCGCAATGGAGTCACAGTCAAGCCCTTTGGTGTGGACTTCGTAGCCACACTTGAGAGCGTGGAAGTAGTCGAGGACAGCGACCCAAAATAGATAAGGATTCCGTAACCTATCTGATAGCCCAACTACAGATAGAGACAGGAATCCCGGCAAGCGAGTGGCTGGCCATGGATGAGCGCATCTTCCGGGCGACTCTCGCGTACTTGAAAGAGAAGGCGAGGTCAGCGCAAAATGCCAGTCGCGGTAAAAGGCGTCGTTGAACTTCGCAAAGCTCTAAGAAAGTTTGACCCGGATTTGTATAAGTCTCTGAACAGAGAAGTTACGCCAGTCATGAAGGATTTGACTAACAAATCCAAATCTCGGGTTCCCAATACTTTCTTGTCCGGTGCTATGGATGATGGCCGCGAGCGCGTAAGCCGCACCAGTCGAGCAAGAGCATTTCCCACCTACAATGCCACAGTCATTCGCAAAGGATTGACTTACTCTATCGGAAAGCAAAAGCGAAATAAAAGTGGCTGGTCAAGCCTGTTCACCTTGTTGAATAAATCTGCCATTGGATCGATTGTAGAAACAGCCGGAAGAAAACACCCATACGGCGATCCTCAAAGTCAATCCAATAACCCCGATGCTGGCCGTCAATTTATCCAAGAATTACAGCAAAGTTATGGCAGCCTCAAGCAAGTGGGCAAAGGTGCAAAACAAAGGGGGCGTTTGATCTTTGCAACTGTAGAAGAAAATCAAGGCAAAGCCGTAGATGCAATCATGATTGCTTTAGACAAGGCAAAGAAACAATTTGAAAAGAGCACCCTATGAGTAACATCTTTGTAAATCTGATTTCTGAGTTCAATGCAAAAGGTTTCAAGGATGCTCAAAAGCAGACCAGCGCACTGGATAAAAGCCTCAAACGCCTTGCAGTCACTTTGGGTACTGCCCTTAGCGCACGCAGAATTGCTCAATTCGGTAAAGCATCAGTTTTAGCAGCTTCCAACCTTGAAGAAGCCATGTCCAAGGTTAATGTGGTATTTGCAAGAGGCGCGGCCGAAGTTGAAGCGTTCGGGCGATCTTCAGCAGCCAGCCTTGGCATTTCATCTTCAGCAGCCCTTGAAGCAGCCGGAACATACGGCAACCTTCTCCAAGCCTTTGGTATCGGACAACGCCAAGCACAAGGCATGTCCATGGCTTTGGTCAAGCTCGCAGCAGATATGGCTTCTTTCAATAACACTTCCATTGACCAAGCCATTACAGCCCTTCGATCAGGTTTATCCGGCGAAACTGAGCCTCTCAAGCGATATGGCGTGGCTCTCCAAGATGTACGACTTCGCACCGAAGCATTACGCATGGGGCTTATTCGTAACACCCGAGAAGCCCTTACTCCGGCAGTAAAGGCGCAAGCCGCTTATGCCCTGATTATGAAGGACACCGCACTTGCCCAAGGAGACTTTGAGCGTACTGCTGGTGGGGTGGCTAATAGCCTTAAAATTATTGCTGCATCAGCAGATAACGCTCAAGCCATTATTGGTGAAAAGTTAATCCGCTCCATGGATTTGTTGGTTGATCGTGAAGAAGGAGTTTCTAAAGTAGCGGTTGCGTTTGAGTCGATGGCCACAAATATCGGTAACGCCGCTGTGGGATTGGCTACAATCGGCAGGGTTGTTACCACCCTTGGAGGATTACTGCCGGGTAGTGGTGCATCCATTCTTGATTTTAAGGCCAACATTCCGGGCCTTATTGGTTTCCAGCAATTAGTTAAACTGGGTCAGAAAGATACAGCGCAACAAGCGGCAAAGAAGGCGGCCATTGATCGTGCCAATGCCAAGGAACAAGGAATGCTGGCATCTCGAAATCTTGGAACCCAACGCAAAACGACTAAAGAATTAAGCACCCAAGTAAAACTAAAGAAAGAATCTAACAAGCTCGACAAGGCAAGCCAGACTTTTGATGATGAACTGATTAGCCTTGAGGCAGCCCTCAAGAATGCTGAACTGTCTGAAAATGAAGTGCTACGCCTCAAGCTCAAGAAAGCCTTGGTACTTGAAAATGCAGACCAAGCGGAAAAGCTAGCCAAAAAGCTACAAGAATCTCAAGCAGAACTTCTCAAACTGGCAGCCTTCAAGCCAGAGGATCCTTTCGCCGATTGGCTTACTAGCCTTGATGAACTTAACAAGCGCATTGCCGCCTTGAGTGGGGTTACGGCTCCAACCATGGCGCAAGGTGAAGTGGCCCGTCAGGTCATATCCTTGGGCGAATCAACCGGTAATACTGAGATCCTTGATACCGGTGTGAAGTTGCTCAGCCAATGGCTTACCGCTGGTGAAGATGCAGCCCTAAAAGCAGTTTTGGAATCTGAGCGTGCTGGTATCGAGGCAGACATTTCAGGTGCAAAGGCGCAACAAATGGCCACCAATATCAATATCAATGTGACTGGAACCGGTGACCTGTCTGACGAAACCAAGAAGAAGATTGTGGATACCATCATCGACTATTCCAGCATTGGTTACAGCACTAGCGGTTGGTATCGCACCACCGGGAATGTCGCAGTATGACCTACCCCATCAATCTCACAGTTAGCTTTGACTTCTCATCAGGGCCTAACTTCGACCCACCATTCCAGCTTGGCATTAGCCAGTTGGGTATCGGTGTTTTGGGTGCTGGTGGTACTGCATCTCAGGTTGTAGATCTCACGGCAAGCACAACAGCCATCAACATCAGGCGTGGTCGTGACTTAACCCAAGACCGATTCAACCCCGGGCTATGCAGTATCCGTGTGCTAGACCCTAACGGCGACTGGAACCCACAGAACCCTGCAAGCCCCTATTTCGGGCTGCTACAGCCTCTTAGGAAACTCGTAATCG